TTGTTCCCCATGTACCAGCGTTTTCACCAGTAGCCATGAGTTCCAGTTTTAAATCTGATGAGTATGTTGATGCCATATTTTATTCCTTTATTATGCCGCTGTTGTTATCTCGGTCCACGTTGTTTGTGCACCTGTATTTATTTCTGACCACGCTATTATTATTACACTTCCTACAGTACTCGTCAATACTACTCCAGTTAGATCATCTACTGTTCCATGACCAGTTATTTCTGAAGGAGCAACTGCTGTTGCTGTAAGTGAAACACCAGTTACACTATAAACAGATATAGGAACAATAGAACCTACTGATCCTGTTGCAGATACACCACTTACACTTGTAGATCCTGTGATTGAAAAAGATACACTTCCGATTGCACTTGTCGCTGATACTCCAGTAATAGGTACATCTAATTTAGGAGCAACAATTACCGAACCAACTGCACCTGTAACACTTAAACTTTGAGCAACCACATCTCCAGTTCCTGTTGGTACAGCAGTTCCAATAGAGGTTGTTCCAACAACACCAGAAGCTGATACAGTAGCAAAAGCTGTTTGTGTTGTTGATCCTATAGCAGAAGTTGTTGCGATACCAGTTACAGAAACAGTAACGTCTGTTTTTGCTGTAGCAGTTCCAATAGAAGTGGTTCCAACAAGACCAGAGGGTACAACTGAATAAACAGCATCCCATGCTCTATTACCCCAAGAACCTCTGCCCCAACCTGAACCTATTTCTGCTGTTATTGTTACAGAACCAATAGCAGAAGTTGAAGATACACCAGTTACACTTACTCCTGCTGTATTTTGACTACCCCAACTACCTTGATCCCATTGTAGTAAACCCCAAGTATTTGATGCTTCGGTATTAGCTGTGCCACCCATCCCAGAATGATTAGAGCAATAGTAATAAAGAACTGGAGCAGAAGATGCAACTACGATAGTTGTTTTAGCACCAGCATTACCTGGTGTTCCACTTGTAGTTACGCCAGTAGTGTACTCACTTCCACTATTATGAGTACCATCTGAAGTAGTAGAAAACCTAAGAGGATGTCCACTATTAGAGCTATCAGCTTGGTCAAATACATAAGTACCTCCTTCAGCTAATACAACGGTAGCTTGTTGAGCACCGTCTAAAAAATACTTATTTCCAGAACCTGGATTGGATACCGTAACTGTAATTGTTCTAGTAGTCACCGAACCAAGCTCCTTTTATTTAAGCTATTCTTAAAATAGCATTTGATGCGTCAGCAGTTGGAAACTGTATTGTAAATGTACCTGAAGTAGCTGTTTTATCTCCACCAAAATCTAAAACTGCAACTGCTGGATCACCAGAAGCTGTGTCGTTATAAATTAAAGCACCTCTTGCTGTAAGTGAAACACCTACAAAAGATAAATCAGCAAAATCACAAACAGCAGTATCTGTACTCAAAGCTGGAGTTGTAGATACTAAAGCTTTACCACCTGAACTATAACCACTTGATGAAACTTGGTTATCTGTTGTAAATGATGTTGTAGATTTACCAAGAGTTGCACTTGATGTATACATAGCTAATTTAAAACTATTTCCACCGTTTGTAAAATTATGCACGCCTTTTAAAACATCTGTTTTAAATACATTACATACTACACTTGTTGTTATTGCCATATTATTTTTCTCCTAATTTTGTGGTGACGGTGATTGCACAGGAACCCTCATCACACCATTATCATATTCAGAACGTCTACGTCTTCCAGTTTGTGCTAACATAAACGCCTGCGTTTCTTCATTATACTTGTCTTGATACAGTTTGTACATATCCAATGGGCCTTTTAAATAACTAAAACATTCAACTAGCACTCCGTATAATAATAAATTCTCTTGATGTTTTGATAAAAAAGTATCTGTTGTTGAGTTAAAATGACTTGGGTCTTTTATATAATTTAATTGTATCTCATATGCTTGATCTGGCACTGGAGCAAAAAGAATATTTTTATCATCCCAATTAGCAAAATATTTTGGTAATCCTGTAGCATCTGTAGGATTGTATTCAGCCATAAAAGAAGTATCTCTTTTTTCTAAAAAATCTCTAGTACTACTACTTATTACTTGTATGGAACGAACAATTATACAATCATCAGGAACATTTAAGTATCTTTGTGTACCTGTAACAGCAGTCACATATTTTCTTATGTCATCATAATCAACTTTGCCAGCAATATCTAATTCGGTATTTCTAATAAACTGATCTAATAAAGTATCTGTTAAAACATTAGAATCTACTTCTGTATAAGCTCGAACTTGTGTTAAAAAACTTGCATGTGTTATACTCATGATATTACTATGGTTACTCCCCCTACCGCAGAGGATGTTGAAACTGAGGTAAGTTTATGTCCTAAAATATCATTGCTTTGTTCTATTGTCATACTTGCTCCACCAGTTATACCACTATCGCCGACCTCAGCAAAAAACCCATTGCTTATATATAGGAGAAATTCTTTATTAGGATTTTTATGTTGAGGTCTAGCGTTTACTAAAGCTACAGGATCAGCTTTAATATGTTTTCTTTTTATTTGAGGATGTTTAGGTTCAAATTCAGATTTGTGAACGAAAGAACCATTCCACTCTTTAACCATTTCTCTATAAGGATAAGCCATACCCGATCTGTCTGATATTGCTTTTGCGTATTTACCTCTTGCATAACCCATTACGCACCTTGAGGAAAGTAAGTTTGTGGAGTAAGGTAAGTTGAAGTTCTTTGACCATCTTCAGCTAAAGCCCTATTTAATTCATCTTCATACAACATTTTATTTTGTTGCACTAATTGAGGAGCTCTTTTTAAACTCAAGTAGTAGGCAAGACCAGCCACCATACATGGAATGAATCTAAAGACCACGTCAGCTTGATTAGTATAGTTGCCTGCATCTTCAATCCTTTTTAAATAATAATATTTTAAATATGTATATGTACTAGCATCTGGTGCTTGATATAAAGTTATCTTTGGCACAGTTTGTCTGTCTACATAATATTGACTAGGTTGACCGGTAGATCCTTTATTAGGTAATGCAGCATACTCACTTCTACTTATTTTTGTTAATGATACATCATTTGTTGAAGCTGTAGTATTTGTTGTAGAACTTACATAAGCTTCTAAAATATCGTTAGCATCAGTTGGTGCATCATATGTAGCCGTACCTGCTGTAAGTTGTTGTTCTTTCAATTCTACTTTCCAAAGATGTATACCTCTGTTACCCCATTCTGAAAACAGTATATTTAAACTTCTTCTAGCTGATTTTAAATCATAACCAGAGTTAGTTCTTACACCACACCTTTCATAAGATTCTTCAATAATTTCATCTATATCTAAGTTAAATGAAGTTGACCCAGAAGTAGCCATTTATTTTATCCCGTTAAACTTTGTGCCTCGAACAGCTATTCCACCACCTCTAGAGAAACCTTCTCTTTTTAATTTAAGATCGTTAGAACTAATTGTGCCGTCTTTATCTACATCCATTTGAGAAGATTGTTTAGGACTTAAACCACCTTGAGCTCTTAAATTAATTCTACCTTGCACATTAAAAAATTTTCCAGATGATTTTCCTTCAAAAGGATTACTCTCAGATTTTTTTCCTGCTGAAAAAGTTACTCTACCTCTTTTACCAGCTACAGTAGCTTCCACACCTGTTTTTTTAGTTTTTTGTGTAAAATTTTGTTTTGCAAATTTTTGTTTATCATAAATCAAACCTACGTCTACATTCTTACCTATTGTTGTTCCAACTTTTGCTTTACTTGTTTTTACAACTGCACCTGCTTTTTCATTTTTTGCAAACTCTTTAGTTTTTCCAAAATCAATATAAGGGTTAAGTAATCTACTTTTTGGTTTTTTTGTTTTAACTTTACCGCCTTTATCAAAATATATTTTATCTCCTTTTTTTGGTCTATAAGGTTCTGCAATTGGTTTTGCTTTTTTTCCTGATTTAGGTTTAGCAGGTGCTAATTCTGTAATTGGTTTTGCTTTTTTTCCTGACTTAGGTTTAGCAGGTGCTAATTCTGTAATTGGTTTTGCTTTAACTTTACCGCCATCCTTAAATTTACTTCTAAGCATTTGTTCTAACTTCTCACGAACATGTTTAGGCATTTTACCTTCTTCTCTAGCATTTGTAATACCTTGGCTTTTTAAATACTTTTTAGCTCTAGCAATTTTTAATTCGCTTTTAGAAAATCTTGAAGAACCACCTGATGCTTTTTTCTGCACATCACTTTGCATTTCGTCAATTTTTATTTTCTTAACTCTAACATCTTTTGTATAGGTGTTTTTACCTTTACTTCTAACCTTTTTGTAACCTAATCTTTTTAAGGTTTTATCATCACCTAATAGTGGCATTTTTCTCTCCTATGTTTTAGAGATAGTTCTTGGATCTTTACCAGGTCTCATTGCAGCTCTACCATAACCTTGTGCCATACCACCTTTGTTAAGACCCATGTATAATGAAGAACCACCAGCTTGAGGCATGTTATCCTTAATACCCATAGCTTTTTTTATATTCTTTTTCTTAGCTGTAATTTTCTTTTTTGCTTTAACTTTTTTTGTTTCTGTCGCATAATCAGTAGTGTATTTTTTACCTTTATATGTAAAAACACCTCCAGCACCTTGTTTTTTTCTTGCAGCTTTAAAAGCAGCCCCAAAAGTTTGTGCTTTTGCTCCAAATGTATCACCTACTTTTGAATTACTTTTCTTTTTTGCTTTGTATGGATTTCCTTCTGTAGAACCAGCACTTGTAGTATTTTTATCAAACATAGCTTTTCTTTTAGCTGCTTTTTTTTCTTTAACAGACTTTTCTGGAGGCATTTGCCTACCAGTAATTGTACCAGCTCCACCTTTTCCTCTTTGTTCTTTTGGAGGTGTGCCACTTTTTAAAAAATCTAATATTCCCATTTTATTCTCCTAATTAATATTAATCATACCACCGTAGTATTTCTTTGTAAACGTACTGACATTAGTTGGTTTACCTGCTACGCCTTGAGCTCTTGCTCTTTTTCTTTTAACTGCACTTTTTCTTTGTCCTTCACTCATTCTTCTAGCTTTTGATAGTGGCACACATTTAGGATATTTTCTTTTAGAATCTGCTTTTTGTTTACTTCTACCACATTTAGAAAAACTACCGTCTTTCTTTTTACTTCCGATATCTACCCATTTTTCTTTAAACCACTTATCTAAAC